GCTTTTGTCGTGTTTGATATCACCACGTTACCGTATCAAATTGTTGCCAAGTACAGAAATAATGAAATCAAACCTGTACTATTTCCGTCAGTAATACATTCCGTGGCCAAAGAGTATCGGTTCCCATATATCTTGGTTGAGGTTAATGATATTGGTGATAGTATAGCAGCGACATTAAATTATGACCTAGAATATCCTAACGTATTAATGTGTGCGATGAAGGGTAGAGCAGGTCAAGTAGTGGGTCAAGGATTCTCTGGAACCAAGACTCAACTAGGTGTGAAGATGAGTATCACAGTTAAGAAACAAGGTTGTGCAAACTTAAAAGCAGTCATAGAAGATGACAAGTTAACCTTTAAAGACTTTGATATATTAAGAGAGCTTACAACATTCATTCAGCGAAAACAGTGTTGGGAAGCGGATGATGGGTATCATGATGATCTAGTGATGTGTCTTGTCTTGTTCTCTTGGTTGGTCATGCAAGAGTATTTTAAAGAGATGACAGACCAAGATGTCAGACGAAGAATTTACGAAGAACAAAGAAATCAAATTGAACAGGACATGGCTCCATTTGGTTTCGTAGATGATGGGATGGGTGATGATACATTTATTGATGGAGATGGTGAACTTTGGGCTTACGGTGACACACAAGAAGAAGTATCATACATGTGGAATTACTAGGGGTATTTGAATACCCCCTAGGGTCGCTGACTTCTTGACTTACTAGAAATTCTAAATACTTACAGATAAATTTGGAATTATCAGAGGAGAAAAACATGGCAAGTCAAGTCTCGCCTGGTGTAGTTCTTAGAGAACGTGACCTAACGAATACAGTAATAGTAGGAGATTCAGCTCTTACTGCTGCGTTTGCGTCATCTTTTCAAAAAGGACCAATTGGTGAAATAACATCAATATCCAGTCAAAAAGATTTTATAGATGTCTTTGGAACACCTAAAGATGCAAACGCAGAGGATTGGCTAGTAGCTAATGAGTTCTTAGGATACGGTGGACAACTAGCAGTAGTACGTGCTCAAACAGGGGCATTGAATGCTATTTCTGGAGAGTCAGCTTTAACCGTTCCTATTAAGAATGATGCTGATTGGACTGCTGGTGCTGGTAATACAAATATATTTGCTGCAAGAACTGCTGGTACATGGGGTAACTCATTGACAGTTGTTGTAGTTGACCGTGGTGCTGATCAGATTCTTACACTAGCGTCTGCTCCTGCAACTACTACACAGAACACAGCGTTTACTACAACTGCTGGTAAAGCTGGAAGAATTTATTCTTGGGATGCTGCTTCTAAAGAGTTAGCAGTTATTCTTGACAATCCTTCATCTCTAATCACAGTAGGTGACTACTATGATGAGCCTGGTGACGGTGTTGTTTCAGGTATTACACACACTGCATATCAAGGTGTGGGTACACAAGTAGGAAACCATAACGGTGTTGCAACTGCTCCTGGTAATACAGGTGGTGATGGTTTAACATTAGATGTTGTAATTGATGGTACAGGTTTAGTTACATCAGTTACCGTTGCTAATGGTGGTACTGGATACACAACAGGAACAGTAACAGTTGCTGCTGCTGATCTTGGTACTGGTGCTACTGCTGATCTAACAGTACAAGTTACTGCGGTATCTAATGATAATATTGAAGCAGTTGGAGTTAAAGATTGGTATACAAATACTTCAATCGGTTCAACTGGATTAAAACTATCTGCAATTGGTCCTCGTCCTGGTACTTCTGAGTATGCTTCTTCTCGTGGTATTTCTTATGATGAAGTTCACGTTGCTGTAATTGACACAACTGGAGATGTCTCTGGTGCTGCTAATACAGTTGTAGAAAGACTAACATATCTTTCTAAGTTGATTGATGGTAAGAGTACTGAAGGTAGTGCTACTTATTACAAAGATATTGTTAATAATAATTCTCAGTTTATTTTCCACGGTGGTGCTTTAACAGGAACCATTGAACCAGCAAGTTCAGGTAGTGGTATTGCATTTGGTGTGGATTCAAGTGGACTTGCTACAGGATCTAAGTTCTTACTAGCTGCTGCTAATGTAACTACATTATCTGCTGGTAGTGATGACTATTCTTACACTACTGGTGAGATAGAATCTGCTTATGATTTATTCCTAGACACAGAAGAGACAGAGGTTGACTTTGTTCTTGCTGGTGGATCATTTGGAACAGAAGAAAATACTAAGAGTAAAGCACAAAAAGCAATTGCAATTGCTGCTGCTCGTAAAGATTGTATTGCTTTCGTTTCTCCTTACAAAGGAAACTTGATTGGAACTGGTAATGCTGCTCTATCAAATGTACAACAAAGAACAAATATATTGAACTTTGTTAGCACATTAACATCAACATCATATGCTGTTATTGATAGTGGTTACAAGTACACTTATGATCGCTTCAACGATAAGTATCGTTGGGTTGCTACAAATGGTGACGTTGCTGGTTTATGTGTAAACACTTCAATCACAAATGCTGATTGGATTTCACCTGCTGGACTATCACGTGGTGGTCTTCGCAATGTAGTTAAGTTAGCATACAATCCTAACAAAGCAGATAGAGACGAGCTTTATCAAAACAGAGTTAACCCAATCGTTACATTCCCTGGATCAGGTGCTGTATTATTTGGTGACAAGACTGCTCTTGCATCACCTTCCGCATTTGATCGTATCAATGTTCGCCGTCTCTTCCTCAATATTGAGAAGAGAGTTGAGAATCTTGGTAAGGCTATTCTATTTGAAATCAACGATGAAGTTACTCGTGGTGGATTCTTAGCAACCATCAATGCGTATCTAAATGATATCGTAGCAAAGCAGGGTATTACTGACTTCCTTGTTGTTTGTGATTCAACTAACAACACAGCAGACGTTATTGACCGTAATGAATTCGTTGCGGAACTCTTCATCAAACCTGCTAGATCCATCAACTATGTAACAGTTACATTTACTGCTACTAGAACTGGTGTTTCGTTCGCTGAAGTAGTCGGACGCTAATTCGTTAAATATATAAAAGAAGAGGACATTAAAAACAATGGCAATTACTAGCAACGTCTCAGGATTTCTACAGAGGGTCAGTCAAGGTGTAAGACCTAATATGTTTCAGGTGGACATTCAGTTCCCTGAAACACTTGATGTTGACAACGAGCTTATTACATTTATGTGTAAGTCTGCTCAACTTCCAGCATCTAGTGTAGGTGTTATAGAAGTTCCTTTCCGTGGTAGAACGGTAAAAATTGCTGGAGACAGAACATTTGATAACTGGTCTGCAACATTCATCAACGATAAAGAGATGAAAACACGTGCTTATTTTGAAGCATGGTTAAAAGATATCAATACACATCAAGCAAACACTGCTAATGTTATTGATCCATCTGTTTATGGACGTAGTGTTGTAGTAAGACAACTAGAAAAAGATGCAAGATCAAATGGATCCGAACTAAGATCTTATAAGTTGTGGTATGCATTCCCCGTAAGTGCTTCTGCAATTGATCTTGCTTATGATAGCAATGATCAGATAGAAGAATTCTCAGTTGAATTCCAGTATTCTTACTGGACAGTTGGAGATGATAGTGATACTGTTGCTGGAGATAGCGGAATCGCCATCCCCTAAATAACAATAGGAAACACTTGGTTAAATTATAATGGGTCAACTATTTGGCTTTCAAATTAATCGCAAGTCTGAGAAGAAAGGACAATCACCAGTACCTCCTCTCGCTGATGAGCCAGTCTCTATTGCAGCTGGCGGTTATTTTGGAACATACGTAGACACAGATGCCACCGCAAGGAATGAGTACGAGCTAATCCGTAGATATAGGGATATGGCTCTTCATCCAGAGGTGGATTCTGCTGTTGACGAGATCGTGAATGAGTTTGTTGTTTCAGATAACAATGACTCTTGTGTGGATATCAATCTAGAAAATTTAGACATCGGAATGGGTGTCAAAAAGAAAGTTAGAGATGAGTTTGATTACATTAAAAGACTCATTAACTTTGACAACAGAGCACATGAAATTATTCGTTCGTGGTATATTGACGGACGAATTTTTTATCATAAAGTAATAGATTTAGATGATCCTAAGAAAGGTATTCTTGAGTTGAGATATGTTGATGCACTCAAGATGCGTAAGGTCAGACAAAAATTAGGTAAGATGGGCAGTCCACCCGATGCTGCCTTAGCAAAATCAGTTCAGGGAACTGCACTTGAAATGGAGTGGGGTAATTACATTGATTATTATTTGTACAACCCAAGAGGATATTTAAGGGGTGGTGCAATGGGACCAGTGGGAGACATGTCTAACTCCCAAGGTATCAAAATGGCTGTAGATTCAGTAGCGTTTTGTTCAAGTGGTCTACAAGATTTAAACAAACGGATGCACTTGAGCTTTATGCACAAGGCAATCAAGTCACTCAATCAACTTAGAATGATTGAGGATGCCCTTGTAATCTACAGATTATCTCGTGCTCCTGAGAGAAGAATTTTCTACATTGATGTTGGTAACTTACCTAAGATCAAGGCAGAACAATACTTGCGTGATGTCATGGCGAGGTATCGTAACAAGTTAGTTTACGATGCATCTACTGGTGAGATTCGTGATGACAAAAAGCA